AGGAAATTTCTCAATTTCTGCAAACCATGCTGGTGTCCAACTTAATGAGTGCCAAGCCACTGTTGCCGCCTCAATACCTGAACATACTGATCCGTATTTCATACCAACTCCCCTTGCATCATTTTTCATAGCACTCCACCCTCTACAATTGATGTGAAACGGCAGATATCTAAGCGATCTTTAACTCTCACCACACCACGCTTACCATGTCGATTTTTAGCAACAATGATTTCAGTCACACCTGTAGGAAGTTCATCTTCTCCATTAATCGGATGTACTAAAATGATTTGATCTGCATCCTGTTCGATCTGACCTGATTCTTTTAAATCTGAAGCTTTAGGCCGTTTTCCTTTCTCTGATTCACGATTCAACTGAGCCAGTGCAATCACTGGACAATTGAATTCTTTAGCCAATCCCTTAAGGTCTCGACTGATTGAGCTGACTTCCTGATAACGATCTTTCTTTCTTGGGTCTCGAATGAGTTGTAAGTAATCAACGACGATACAACCAAGTTTTTTGTATTTGCGACGAGCCTTTCGTGCGTATGAATAAATCTCCGCAATTGTTGGCTGTTGCTTGTCTTCAATGTGAATTTTTAACTTGCTAAATTTATGCTGTGCCTCAGCAAAGTCTTTGAGCATTCCGTCATAAAGTTCAGCATTGTGGATGTTGTCATAAGGAATACTGGTCAAAGCCGAAATACAGCGATTTGTGAATGTTTCAACGTCCATTTCTGCCGACACCACTAGAACCGATTCTTCATAGCGCAATGCAGTCTGAATCGTTATCATTTGAGCTAGTGTTGATTTACCCGAACCAGGGCGACCACCAACCACGCAGAAATGACCTTTTTGAATTGTGCCAACCGAGTCATCAACCGATTTCAAATTGAATTGCACACCTGAGAAAGTTTTATTTACCTTCGCCTCAGCTTTTGCCATCAGTTGCTTGCCCGATAAAACCAAAGCTTCCTCAAACGTAAAACTTGTCTTTTCAGCCTTGTCGCTTCCAGTTGATCCATCAAGGATTGTTTCAGCAGCGATATGCACATCAGGGATTGTTAAATCTTTTGCGATTTCAGAAATGCTGTATCCAATTTTCTCAACTTCACGATGTGCCTTGAATTTATTCAACTCAGCAACGTAGGTTTCTAGGTTGTAAAAACTTGAAGGTGCTTCACTGGTCATTTGCTGCAAGTAAGCAGTACCGCCGATCAAGTGAAGTACATTTTTCTGATTCAGTTGTTGTTCAACCATCACCAAGTCATATGGCTTGTTTTCATGTGCCAATTCTTGAATGGCATTGAATATTTGCTTGTGTCGTTCAGGAAAAAAACAATCGACATCAACGTCATTGGCAACGGTTTCATAAGATTCTGAAACGGTCATCAATGCGATCAAAACCGCTTGTTCCATTGGGATATTGTGAATATGCGACATTACCAATCCCCCATGTCTTCAGTGAAGTTTTGAGGAATATTTGCAATCATGTAATTTGGATTTAGGTATTCAGGATGGGATTTCACGTGACGTTCAAACTTGTCGATAATCCATGTTGTAAATTTATGAAGTTTTTGGGAGTCATTCAGGTGTCTGCCACTGCTTCCATCAAAATATGAATTAAATGAACTCAACTCAAACTCAAAATTTGGTAATCCAAAAATCAATTCAAGATTTTTTTCATGACCTGCAATTTTAATTTTTGTTTCAAGTGATTTTGCTTCTGGAATCCAGTCGTGTTCACAAGAAAGATTCAATGGGAGATTCAATGATAGATTCCGTACCCCAAAATTGGGGTCGTTACCTATACCGTTTTTGGGGTCGTTTACATCCAAAATTGGGGTCGTTTGGGGGGGTATAACTACCCCATTATTGGAATCGTTCCCAATTTCGGTATCGTTCCCTTTTTGGGGTTGTTTAACTATACCGTTTTTGGGATTGTTATCTTCACGTGAATTAACCCCGATTAGCTGCAAAACTCGAATTTGTTTTGTATGACCTTTGCGCTCACCTGTATCAAAAACCAAACCTAATTCAATAAGCTCGTTTACGACCTTTTGAACCGTTTTTGGATTCAATACTGTGTCACTGGCAATACGCTTATTGCTTGGGTAGCACTTATTTTCCTCACCCGCACGGTCTGCCAATGAAAGTAAAACAAGCCTTTGTGCTGAACTTTTAACTGGTGCAGACCATGCCCAATTTGTTGCATCTATGCTCATGCCGCCACCTTACTTTTTGTTAAACTTCGTTGTAAAACAGCTACAAAGTCCACTTTCACTGATTGCGCATAACTATCCTGTGAAAGCGAATCCCTAGACAACTGAGCACGTCTCTCTGCAACCATTTGGGCTAATGTTTTTTTCATAAGATCACCCATCTATCTGACACATGAAAAATATCGACAGCCCCCCCCCAGAGAGGACCATCAAATGTTTTCAATTCTTTGCGTAGTTGTTTTTCAATCGATTCTTTTGTAAATCGGCTGTACCGCATAGGACTCTTGAAAATTTGCTTACCATTCTGAATAGCCTCAACAAGCACTGTCTTGGTACTAAAGTCCACTGAAATAATATTGACATTTACGCTCATGAAACCTCCGCTAAAGCTTGTTCCACCTCAGTTAAACGGCGGTTGGCTTGAATTTCTGCTGTTGTGGCTGGGCGGATTTCATTGACTGCCAACCAGCAAAAATACTTACCATTTGGAATTGGTCTGCATTTAATAAACTCAGGATGGGTCATGTGTGGCAACTCCCTCACTTCAAAAAGCTCTGGGGTAATGCCATCGCATAGCGATACCACCACATCACCTGTTAAAAAATCCACATCGAAACTTTTGTGACCAGGTAATTCCTGCACCAAGCAAGTCTTACACTGCTCGCCTTTAAACTCTGTGCATTTGCCAGCGCATGGATGTTTTGGTATATTTGTCATGTTCATTACTCTCCGGTGTGAATTAGAAGCCTGACATAACCCTTCATGTCAGGCTTTTTTAATGTCTGATATTGGCTCATCCTCAACTCTCCCTAGCAAGCCCAAACGCTCCCTCTTCTTCCTATTTTTTTCTGCCCTTTCAAGCATTAAGCTAACTTCATGATATTCACCCATGATTGCTTTTTCTAATAGGATGACAGCCTGATGCGCATACTCATTACCACGCACATCTGCGATCAATCGCAAACGTTCCATCATGTCTTGAAGCATCTTCAATCGAAGATCTTCTTTTTCAAGGCTCATGGTGGTTCCTAAGCGACATTTGTGGTTTGTTTATGTTGATTCCATAAAGCCTCTAGATTTTTAGCTAGAGCATATGAAAGACGTTTTCCGCAAACTCCTCGCTCAAGATCGCTTACATAGTTTTGTGAGCAACCAATTTCAGTGGCGATATTTGCTTGTGTTAATCCCTGCCCTTTGAGGTCAGAGATCATTTTTTGCCATTGATTCATAAGAACCTCCATTATTTTCATTAAATATATAGGTTTTCCGATATTTACACAATAGCCAAACCGATTGAAATATGTATCAGAATTCCGATAAGGATAGTTGAGATAAATTTATGAGCACTTTGGGTGAAAATTTAAAAAAATTGCGTAAAGCAAAAAAAATGACACAGAAAGACTTAGCTCAAAAATCTGGAGTAAAGCAGTCAGTAATTTCTGAGCTAGAAACGGGTATTGCAAAATCCACTGGATCTATTCTTGAATTAGCTAGCGCACTAGGCATTACTGCTGAAGAGCTTAGGAAAGGAGTTATTGAGGGTTTTGATAACAACGTTGTACCCATTACCTCCAAATTAATCCCTGTCTTATCGTGGGTTCAAGCTGGATCAATGACATCGGTTGAATCAATTGATCCGTTAGAAATAGCTGAATGGTTGCCACCCTTAAGCGCTGATGATCCCGATGGTTGTTTTTATTTGAAAGTTGTCGGTATTAGTAATTATCCAACCTATATGGAGGGTGATTGCATTTTGGTGAATCCCAAATTTCAGGTGTGCGATCTAATTTCAGGGGATTTAATTGTTGTAAGGAATAATACTGATGCAACTTTTAAAAAATTTGTTATTGAAAGCGATGAGCGTCAATATTTACAAGCACTTAACCCTAATTTTCACCCTAATATCATTGAGTTTGAAGAAGGTATGGAATTGGTTGGTTTGGTAATTGATGCATTTAGACCGCTTGGTGGCTCAAGACCAAAACGAATGAGAAAAAGTTAACTTTGTACATCTAAATAAAAGAGAACATTATGATCGCAACACTAAACAAATCTAAAACCGCACTAACAATCAATCGCCAAGAGTTTAAATTGGCATTAGCTAAAATGGGCGAAGGTATTGACAAACAAATAGCCTCACTTAAAAGAGCTAAGCAAAGCTATGACGCTGCTGAAATGGCACGAGAAGTGATTGCTGAAGCAAATATCTTTGAGGCCATTATTGAAGGCTTTAACGAAGCTGAGGAAACAAATCTAAAGTTGGCTGATATAACCAATCTTGAAGTAGCACAGGGATGGGTGGATGAGTTTTTAGAGAAGTATTCAAATATATAAATACCCCTAATCAATTTCACCCCTCTCTCTTCGGCGCTCTTTGCTGTAATAGTCACAGTATGGAACGTCTTTTGAGAGTCGAAGCGTTAAAAAGAAGCCAGCTATTAAAGAGATAATAGGATTAATTAGAAAATGGTTTTCCTTGTAGACTTCATAGATTTTCTTAAAGAATACAGTACCGTCATTCCTGTGATTACTTTTATTCTCGGTGCTTTTATTGGATTCAAAACCAACCTTTATATTGCCCGAAGAAAAGAATTTATAGAAATCTCCTCTCCATTGCATGATAGCTTGATGGCCCAATTGCATGCCGAGGGTGATAGGATTTTCAGTAACCCTGTCAGTAATTCCGATTTGTTGAAACTGCGAAGCCGTTATTTCCATAGGACTTGGTTTGATCGAATCAAAGGCATTGGTTTTGACAGAGCAGTAAAAGCATATCAAGAGCAATATCATAAATCTTACAGCGTTGATAATAGTGGTAGAGCTGTTTTTACTAATCATAATACTTATCTCAAAACCATTGTGAATCTAAGTAGATATACACCTATAAAATAATTTACTGCGAACCCGAAGCAGTCCTTAGAATGATCGGGTGGAGGAAAGAATGAGTAATAATATTGCAGAGCCTAAATGCCCTGAGTGTAAAGTTCAAGGCATAAAATACATCGTATCTAGTGATAGTGTTGAGGCATCAAAAAGTGGTGACACATGGTTTAATATCGCTCATTGCTCAGAGTGTGGTCATGTTTATGGTGTGTTCACAAAAGTTGTTAGGGCGCCAACAGTACCTAATATTCCTAGACCTTTTTAGAATTTAAAAATGAATATGGATCTAAATATAACTTGATATCATCAAGCTGATCTTGATTAAGATTAGCTTGATTTATTAGTCTGTTCAAAATATGCGCACCGTTCATTTGCCGAACAACAACATTGGTTTTAATAAATTCTTTTTCTTGATTTTTATTTTCTATAGCCATCTCTTGAACTTTTTTAATTGGTGAGACAACAAATTCATAAAGACTTTCGACTGAGTGCTCAATTTCATCTGGATTGGTCACACCAGCCTCAATTAATTTACATATCATTTGATGACGCCATGCGCGAGTTGCACCTACGGAATCGCTGTCTAGCTGTTCTGCAATGTTTTTAGGAAAAAGCTCCATAACAAACTCCATCTAACCCACCTAGTGTGGGTTTTCTTTTTTAAACCATATATTCCCTGATATTATGCAATTAAGACATTGTGCCAACATTGATCTTAATTACATAAATATCGGAGAAAATATGAAAATGATCCCTTTAAATGGCTCATCAGCTATAGTGGCCGCAGGATATGATGCCTATACAAACCAGATGGGAATACAATTTACTAACAACCCTACAGTTTATATTTTCTATAACGTGCCATTTCAGGTGTTTAATGAATTTATGTCATCCTCATCTAGAGGTGACTACTACCATCGCTACATCGAGGGGAACTACAAAGGTTGATACCTAATAGTGTTGAGATCTCATCAATTTGCTTTACTGGCTTTGTGTGATCAATTCGCCAATGCATTTTATCAGGCTGCGCATCCACATTATCGGTAGTAACCGTATTGTGGCTTGAGCTCAATGCCAATTGAATATCAATTAACATTTCTCTGATTTTAATCAGGTCTGATTCTTTTAAGATCATAGACACCCACTCAACCCGACCCTCTGTCGGGTTTTCTTTTGTCTATTAAAGCATAAATAAATAAAAAAATATCGGAATAGAAATAAAAATATCGGTTTTCCTATTGACTAATAATATCGGAAGTGCGATATTTATCTCATCAAAAACAAAAAAAGCGCACTGACCTTTGACCCTCATGTGCGCTTTTACAGAAAACTGCGAGATAAGTATGAACACAAAACCAAATTCAATCAATCCCATTGTTACACATCGTGTACAGCCTTTTGGATTTATTAAAGTTGCTGCACTTACTGGTTTGTTTGCAACTGGTGTTATAGCACTTGCTTATAACCCTGCTTCAAATGAGCACAAGCCACCAGCCGCTATTCCAAATGTTACCCCATCAACTTATAGCATTAGCGCTCTAAAACTAACGTCCGAAACTTCAGGTGAAGCTGTTGTAAAAATTGATAGCTTTCTAG